CGCACGCGCTCCGCCTGCTCGCTGATCGTTTTCTTGAAGGCTCCGCTGTGAACGATATCGAGCTGGTCGTCTAGGTTGCCGAAGATCGCCGCCAGCCCGGTGACCGCGCGCCCCTCAATCTGCTTGATAAACTGAGGCATAGATTTGTATTCAGTCATGATCGCTCCTAGTCCCGAAGCAGGTCTTTAAACAATCGCTGTGCCATGTGCCGCACAAGCTCGCTCCGGTTTTTCCGGATCAGGCCCTGCAGCGTGTACCAGCGACCCAGGTGCATCCACGCCTGATCTTTCTCGCCTATGACGTACTTTGCATAGCGCACGGCCGAACCCCAGATCCCGACAACCCGGCCTCCAAGGGACCGCACCCTGGACAGCGCCTGCGGCCCCCCGCCAGCCATCGAGGTGATGGAGCGCCCCAGGAGCCCTGTTCGCCGGTACGTTTGTCCGGCGCGTCTTGGAATGCTCGAATAGGTCGGCACACGGGACTGGAGATAGATCAGCCCGGTCTCTGCCGCGTTGTGGGCCGCGCGGGTTGCTCGGCTATCCATGCGCTCCAGCCTTCGGATCACCCGATCGAGCCCCGACGTGTCCATCTCCCCGCCGATCATGCCGCGCGCCGATCCAATAATTTCTCGTCCACCTCGAGAGCCGGTTTCAACCAGCACCGACAGCCTATGTGAGCTCCGGGCCTCTGGTGGCCAGTCGCGAAAGGCTGGTCAAGTGGAATGACGCCCTGACGCTCGTTTTCCAGGCACGGATCATCTACATCTGCGTCCCCTACCGTCATCCACTGCTTGCCTTTCACGACCTCGGAGGCCCGCCAGGCGGTCATGTTTCCCTCGGCGAACGCCTCCGTGGTCTCGTTGACCGCGATCAGCCGGGCCCGGTTACGGTCGAAGTGGACACCAAGCCGCTGCTCAAGCTCCGGCAGCGTTCCGCCCTCGGCCAGCCAGTCGCCAAAGATGCGGCGCGTCGTCTCCTTGGTCGTGTCTGTTATCCCCTTCACAAGTTCAAACGAGTGCTGCCGCGCCCACTGCTCCGCCATCGCGTTCACGGGTCCAAAATCCACGGCGAAGCCGGGAGCGATGGCCTCCAGCTGGTCCGCGCCTCCCCGTGCCCCCAGAGCTGCTCCGCGCAGAATGAGAGGCAGCAGAATCTCAAGCAGCCGCTCTATCTCGCGCGCCCAGAAGATATCGCTCGGTCCGGGAGGCATTAGTCGCCCCCGCCTTCGGCCAGCACCCGGCCAAGTTGGCCACTGAAGAACTCGGTCAGGTTATCCTCCATCGATCGCTCCAACTGGCGGCGATCGGCATCATCGGGCGGCAGGACTTTCCCGGAGAAGCGCCCGTTCCCGTGGGGCCCCGGAGCCCGCTTACCACCCGCTGTGCCGGCTGGAAGGAAGATGTCCTGCATACCCACCTTGTAGACATCCCCCGTCGGTCCCACCGCCTCCCTTCCGACCATCGCCAGCGCCTGATTTCGGGTAAGCAGCGCCCCATCGAAGGCCCCCACGGCCCGTTTCCAAAGCTCGCTCTGATCGTCCTGCAGCACACGAACGCGTGACAGATCAAATGCCAGGGTGAAGCGGTCGGGGTCGGCGAAGTTCGGCAACAGCTGCGTGTTCATCTCCTCAGCAAACAGTCGCTGGCTTGGAATTATGTTGTTCTCGTAGGCCATCTCCCGCAGCTCATGCATCGTGGCGCCGACCTTTGTTTGCTGGAGGCCGGATCCGAAACCCACAACCGCTGCAGGAATGCCCAGCGCGGCGGTGATGCGCTCCTCCGGGATGTCGCGGATATCGGTCAGCTGCAGCTGCTCCGGGGAGAAGCTCACGATATCCGCCGAGACCGCTCCGTCCAGGATCAGCGTGCCGCCGCGCATGTCGTTGCCCGCGCGGGCGGCTATCTGCTTGCGAATGGAATCCTTCGCCGGCTCGCCCATCACCGCGTTTTCGCTCTTCGGACTGATGACCAGACCGGGAACCGCCAGGTTGCGCAGGATCGCAGCCGTCCAGTTGGACGCCGCATCGTCGGTGTAGATCTCCCGCACCAGGGCCTTGAGCGGGGACAGGCCCAGCCGGATGTTCTCGGGGTCGATGCCGTGCCGGAAGTGGATCACGTCGTCAACCTCGAGCCGGAGGGGCACGGAACGCGGCCGATACTCGTAGTGGCTGATGAACTCCGAGCCATCATCCGGCCACTTCGGCTCGATCAGGGAGTGCGGCACCCACCAGAGCTGCACGACCTGGCGCACCCCGGAGCGAACTGCCAGCCAGTAGGCGTTGCCATCTATGACCCAATCGGCCAGGGTGGCCATCCACAGCAGTGTGCCGGAATAGAAATCATTGGGCCGGCGCAGCAGCTGCTCCAGGGCATGGCCAGGAACGGGAACATCTTTCCCGTTCGATGTGTCCAGAACCTGAAGCGGGGCCTCGGGGAAGGTGCGGCAGATCCAGTTGATGCAGGCCACTACGATGGCGTTGGAGCGAGGCCGTGCGTGCGCGGCGTAGTCGAATGACGTACCCCCGAGAAGCGACGCCAGGGCATACAGGCGCCCTCCGGGAAAGCGCATCTGGATGAACTGCTTCACCGAATGCCACAGCTTCGTGATCGGGTTCACGGCCACACGACTCCGATCTCGCGCAGGTTGCCGCCGTCCCAATACGCCATCACTACCGCATCCCCATCGTCGGTCGACCGGCCGATGCGCTTCTTGATATCGTCCTTGCTCTCAACCTGTATCCGACCTCCGCTCATCACTTTCCACTTTGGCGCCACCAGGTCGCCGGTCAGAAGGTCGTCCGGCGGCAGCGCAACCGGGATTCCCGATCCCGGATCCAGGATCTCCCGCAGGTTCCACCAGCCCGCCGAGCGCTTGTTCACGAACCCGAGCTCGCCGGTGCTGTCGGTCCTTTCCGTCCGCTCACTGGCATTGAACGGAATCACCGGCAGCTTCGCCTCCCGCAATCTGTCCACCACGCCCGCGCCGATCCCAATCACGTCCACCATTGCCCGCCCGCCGAGATGCTTCAGAACGCCGGTAATACGGCCGCTGGTCTGCATCGTGTCTTCCTTGGCGTAGCGCCGCAGCTCCTTGATCGCCCAATCGAACCTCAGCGCCATCACAGTCCTGTCAGGCCCGCTGCGAGCGATGTCGGCGCCGACCTGGGTGAACTCGAGCTCGTCCCAATCCTCAATCTCGTGCCAGCGCTCGTTGGCCAGCTCCACCCACGACAGAGGGATTACACCGTCATCCGAGCTGGAGGCGAACTCGCCATCGACGCGGTTCTGGTAGACCGCCGAGCTCTCGCCCCACTGCCGCTTACGCTGCTCGGCCCACTCAACCGACACGCGCCCGGCCCGGATCGCTTCGTCTTTGCTGACATGCCGGACCCACCAGTCCTCATAGCCGGGCTTGCGGGAATGGATGTCGTAGAACCGGCCCGATGGATCGCCAGGCGTCGAAGCAACAAAAGCAAGGGCCTCCTGGGGCACGTCGCCGCCGGCGGCGGAGAAGGCGCCCTCAGCGGCGTCAAACGTCGCAGCCGGGATCGTCTTCGCCTCGTCGAAGATGTACAGCAGGTGGTCTGCGTGCGCGCCCTCGATCAGCTCGGACTTATCGGACGCCATCGCAAACGCTTCCCCCGTGCCGAGCTTCAGGCTCAACCGCAGGAGCTCGGATCGCTCATCGAAGGGCTGGCGGCCGATCTTCACCCAATCCAGCCGGCGGGCCCACTTGTGAACCTCTGGCCATAGAAAGTGTTGCAGCTGGCGCCAGGCCGAGGCCGTGGTCGGGATCTTCCAATCCAAACCGTCGCGGGTCAGGGCGAACCACAAGATCGCCCAGGCCTTCAACGCTGTCTTTCCCAGGCCGTGCGGACCTCGAATGGCCACACGTCCACGGACAGGCAGCTCCTGCAGCGCCTCGTCCTGGTAGCGGGCCGGGCCGTCCCCTTCCCGCCACTTGATGCAGTCGTGGACGAAGGCGACCGGATCGTCGCGGTATGTGGTTGTAAAGGTGCGGTGCTTGCTACTGGTCCTGTGCTTCGCCTCCGCCCAGGCCTCGCTCATCATCTGGTCGAGCGCTCTCGGCGAGATCGGCAAAGTGCTGGGCAAGTTTCTCGAATTCATCACCAGGGCTCAGGCCTGCCTGTTGCAGTTCATATCGCCAATCGAATATCTCCAGCTTTGTCGGGCGCTCCCCCATCTCGGAGGCGATGTCAGCCAGGAGAGCCCGGAACTCGCGAATAGCACTCAGGTACTGGCTCTTCTTCCCGGCCGCAGTAAGGTTCTCAAACAGGTCCTCGGCCAGCTTGTTCAGGTCGGCGATGCGCTTGAAGAACAGCGCGTAGCCGGATTGGACTGCCTTCTCCTTCAGCTCGTCCATCGCGGCGCTGGCGATCTCTTCGTCTCGCTGCCGGACCCGGTCCTGCCAGCCATGTTCGTAGGACCAGCGCTTCAACCAGCGGAAGCTCCTTGTCGGGGAAGCTTCTGGGCGGGATTGGTACACCTCGGCTAGCTTGCTCAGGGACCGCCCAGGCCCCATCTGGTAGTAGTCTTCAAAGGCTGATCGGGCCTTGTTGGTTTCTTTCATTGGTCAGTCAGCTTGCGTGCCACAAGACCTCACCGCTTCGGGAACGGCTCCAAGTTCTTCCAACCTCTGCTCGATCGCTTCGGTCGGCGGACGCTTCAGCCGGGCCAGAAAGACCGGGTAGAAGTGCTCGATCACTCGATCGGCATAGTGCAGACCGCCACGGCTGCCGCAACCGTCCGACATCACTTTCTCCCGAGCGCCGCAGTTGTAACGGCCCAACGCCACCCTGAGATTCCCGTCCTCCTGGTCGATCACGCTGTTCAGGATCCGCATGCCCCACAGTGTGTTGAGCGCAGGATCCAGCAGCCTGTCGCCTGAAGGCCGGCCGGATACGCCGGCGATGACCTGCATCAGGCCCACCGAGCCTGCGCGGTCCCGCTCCATCCCCACAATCCCGTGCGGGTC